ACGAACGGTGACGTCACCTGGCCGTTGACCACATTGATCACCGCGAACCGGTCCGCCTGGAACAGGATCTGGCTCTGGTAGCTGCCGTCCGGCTGGTTCTCGATGCCGATGCCCATGCCGGCCGCGTAGTACTGGCCGTTGGCCGCGACCTGCAATTTCAGCGTCCATGAGGCACTGATTCGGCCGTCCATGTCGACCACGGCCTGCGAGGTCTGCTGCACGATCGCTTGGGTTTCCCCCACCGATGCCTCGGTATTTTCCACCCGTTCCGACAGTGCGTAGTCACCAGTGGCGATGACCGACAGCGTGGTGATGGTGCCCGCGAAGGAGGTTTCGTCACCGGCGTTCCAATCCTCATCGCCGGCATGCTCTGCGCTGTACTGCGCCACTAGGCCGTTGACCTGCTGGCCCACCGCAGTGACCTTGCCGTCCACCTCCTGCACGTCCAGCTGCAGCTGATTCACCTGGCCAACCAGCGCGCCTGCCTCGGTCACGGCCTGGCCAACGTCCACCCACTTTGTGCCCGGCGGCGTCTCGTTGCCGTTGCCCGGCCCCTTCCACTGCCAGATGCGCCCGTTGTAGACCACCGTCTGGCCTGGCTCGTAAGTCGCGCCGGCAGTCCAGACCAACGGCACCAGCGAGCTGATGCTATTGATCTTGGTCTGCAGGCTCTGGCCCAGCGCGCTCTCGCTGATCTTGCCCGAGAAATACGCGTCGTAGTCCGACTGGTTCGTGCTGGATTCGCCCATCACACCGGTGCCGGCCGGATACCACGGGCCGATGTTGCCGCTGCGATCGACCAGTCGGCCCCAGAAGTAGAACCGTGCACCCGCCGCCAAACCATCCAGCTGCAGCCGGTTCTGCGGATAGGCGTAATCGCCCAGCTTCACCGCGTTCTCCCTGTTCGGGCCCATGCTGCGCCAGATCTCGGTGCGCTGGGTGTCGGTAGCGCCCGGCGGGAAGCCCCAAGCCAGCGCGATGGCGAACGGCAGCGGCGTGGTCGTCAGCGAGGTCAGCGCAGGCGGTGGTGTGGTCTTGCCCTCGATGCTGGTCAGCGGGCTCAGCGCCGGCTGGGACACCGCCCCCACGGCATTGATCGCCCGCACGCGCGCCAAGTACTCACCGGCGTAGATCCCGCGCACTTCGATGCTCTGCGTCGACACGCGGCCCGCGCGCACCCAGTCCAGGTCGCCCCGCTTCCACTCCACGTCGTAGGCGATGGCCTTGTCGGCCTGGTCCCACGCGATGGTCAGCACATGGGTGGCAATGCCTTGGTCGATCACCGAGTGAGACGACAGATGCACGTTGGCCGGCGGCGGCTGCACGCTGGGCGGGATGATGCTGATCGGCGGCTGCTCGATCCGGGTGCCGTCATCGATGGCGGCGAACTTGCCCGGAACGTGCTTCAGGCCCACCACGTCGTAGGTGATGCCGTCCTCACCGGTGATCGGGCGCTCGGTGATCGACATCACCCGGAACAGCTGCAGCGCCAGTTCACTCGACTCGGTAGCCCACACCGACTGTGCAACCGGCACGGTCGACCACGGCACGGTCACACGCACCTCGTTGCCGGTGACCGACTGAATGGTGCGGGTCTCGGTAACGCCGCTGGGCAGCGTGGCATGGATCGTCTGGCCTGCGGCGGTGGCCTCCGGCACCCGGTCCAGCACCAGCGCACTGGCCGTGGCACTGCGGATGCGGCCGCCCATGCGGCGCCCTGCCCGATCCGGATCCGCCACCCGGATGATGTCCCCGACCGTGACCCGCAGGGCATCCAGGCCGACCGCGAACGCGACCGTCTCCGTCTCCAGGTTCTCGCTGTAGAGGATGTGGTTGCCCATGCGCTGGGCCTGGCTGCGGCGGTCGCAACCGAAGGCGGTCACGCTGGTGCTGTTGATGCCGTAGCGGGCGATGCCGCTGCGCAGCTGGACCGTCTCTACCTTCTGCCGGCCGAAGTCGTCCGGGTCGGTCCACGACACCTGGGCAACGGTGTGGCGCGCCTTGCGCCCGGTGCCCTCGTAGGTGAAGCGGCCCTCCACCACATTGGCCTGGGTGTAGGTGAACGTCGGATCCTTGGGCATGTCCGCCGAGGCGATCACCTGGCCGGCGGCGTAGAAGCTGATGCCGCGGAAGATAGAGGCCATGTCCTGCAGCACCCGGAAGGCCTCGGCCTCGGTCTGCAGGTACAGGCTGCAGGTGAACCTCGGTTCCATGCCGCCCACGCCATCGCTCACCAGCTGGTCGCAGTAGCGCGCGATCGCGTACAGATTCCACTTGTCTACGTAGGCCTGCGGGATCCGGTGGCCAAGGCCGAAGCGGTCGTTGGTCACGATGTCGTAGAACACCCACGCCGGGTTGTTGGTCCATGCCGACTTGAACGTGCCGTCCCACACCCCGGAGTAGGTTCGGGTCAGCGGGTCATAGTTCGCAGGCACGCGGATGATGCGGCCCCAGATGCGATAGGCCGTGCTCGGCTTGCCCTGGAACTGGCTTCCATCTACCTGGATAGCGGCGAGCGCGCAGTTCGGATAGCGCAGCTTCGCGTCGATAACCTCAGTGATAGACAGGACATTCGTGGTGTCGGCGATGGTCGCGCTGTTGGCGTTCGGGGTCAGGCGCCGGATGCGCGTCTGCCACTGATTGCCGGGCGGCAGGTCGATGCGGTGGCTGCGCTGATACTCGGTCGTGGTCTTGCCCGAGAAGGCAGTGGTCAGCACCGTGTTGAACGGGCCGTTGTCCGTCGACAGGTCAATGGCATAGCTGACGCTGTAGCCCTCGGTGTCGCCGTTGTCGGTGTTCACCTTCTGGAGCTGCGGCACAGCCAGGCGCACCCGCACAGCCGACAGGCTCGACCCAGAGACAGTGCGGGTCACTGGCGTGTTGCTGCGCAGCTCCACGCCCACGCCCACCTCGTTCTCCACCGAGGGGAACCCGGCAATGTGGGGTTGGTCCTGCGTGCCTGACCGGGTCTCGACGCTGACACCTTGGAAGTTCAGCGTGCCGTCGGCGTTCTGGATCGGCACCTGGTCCAGGTAGATCGACTGGTTGCCCGCGACCAGACCACGGATCTCGCCCTCGCTGATCAGGTCGAGCACGCGCGCGACGGAACGCGATCGCAGGGTGTCAGGGCCTTCGACCGGCTCGCGCGACTTGCTCTGGCCCTTCTTTGCACCGGCCAGCGCCACGGCGGTGCCGCCGACCAGGGCCAGCTCACGCCGCACGGCACCGACGATGGGCAGCTGGCGCATGACCGCCGCACTTGGATTGGTCATGGTCACAGCTGGTCCTCTGCGTAGATGCCGCCGCTGATGATTGCCGAGCCCACCATCAGGCCCTTGGTGTCGTGGCCACCGTAGGCCAGTGGCACAGGCCCGCCAGCGGCCTGCGTGTTGACGGTGCCGTTCATGCTGTAGTTCGGGGTGTTCTCGGGCTTTTCCTTGCTGCCCAGCGTCTTCGGTGGCGGCGCGAGCATCTGCGATACACCCCCGAGCGTCAGGGCCATGCCGACGTTTGCTGCCGCCGACCACGCAGCCAGCGCGAAGCCTGTGGCGCCGATGCTCATGAAGGTGGCCACACCCCACAGCACGCCGCCGACGATGGTCTGCAGCGCGCCGCTCTTGGCGCCCATCAGGACCGGCGCAATGCGGATTACCTCATCGCCAGGCGGGTCCAGCAGCTGGTCGCGGCTCAGGTTCTCCGGACCGAGGAAGATCGCGAACCGAACGCCCTTCCCTTCGGCCTCCAGCAGGTACTGCTGGAACCCATCGAACAGGACCCCGAGCGCACGCACGGCCTCGGCGACGTTGGCCACGGCCAGCAAATGCTCGCGGCCGAAGCGCTTGCCCAGCTGGCCATAGAGCCGGATCTTTCGCAGACGGTCAGTCACGGCGTGCCTCGCGATGCCGAACGATGTACCGGGTGCGCTCCGCCCACATGCCGCCATAGACGGCTTTCTCGGAGAGCCGGCCATACAGGTGATGCAGCATCAGGTCATCGCCCAGGTAGACGCCGGCATGGTTCGGCACGGGCGAACGAACCTGCATCAGAATCATGTCCCCGCGCTGGGGATCGCCGTCGATCAGTTCGAAGCCTTCAGCCCGCAGGCGGTCCAGGCTGTAGAGATCCTGTCCGTTGTCCCACCAGTTGTCGTCGCGCTCGTACTGGCTGAGCGTGATGCCCAGCTCGCGCGCATAGAAGTCCCGCACCAGGCTGTAGCAGTCGAGGATGCCGTGGGCGAAGTGGCGGCCCTCCAGCGGCGCCAGATAGCCGCAGGGCTCGATCGTCTGGATGTCGTGGCAGGCCGGATCCTCTCCCACCACCTGCCCCACGCTGACGATGTGCCATGGCAGGCCGCTGGCCTCGCACATGACGCGATCGGCATCCGATGCAGCGGCGGACGCGTTCGGGTGGCTGTGCACCACTGCCAGCACGGCGCCCCGATCCTCGGCGGCGGCATAGTCCTCGGCTGGCATGCGGAACTGGTCGGAGGGCTTGGTCGCGGTGTTGGTGCAGGCCACGTAGGCCTCACCGGCAGTGCCGGCCACGACCAGGCCGCAGCACTCACGCGGGTACTCGGCCAAGGCGTGCGCCTGGATGGCCTGCAGGGTGCTTTGTTCCATGGTTCGCTCACGAAAAAGCCCGCGCGAGGCGGGCTGTGGGGATGCTATCGATGTGCTGCCGGGATCAGGTTCGGACCAAGCCTGCTGCCGGGAACCCGCCATAGGGCAGCTCGTTGTTTTCGCCGAACCGGCGCTTGCAGCTGCGAACCAGCCCCGCGCACACGTCCTGCCCCGGATCAGCTACCGGGTTGTCGTTGATGTCGAAATAGGCCGAGCCGGTGTAGCTGCAGTAGGGGCCGCGGTAGCCGCCCCGCAGCAGCCAGGTGCACACGTTCGACATGATCTGCCGACCAGGCAGCACCTCACCATTGAGGTCGATGGCCGTGGCCAGCTCGAACTCAACCATTTCCTTTGTCTCGGCCACCTTGCGCTCGATGAACCAGATCTCGTCCGGAAAGAATTCGGCCGGGTCGGCGGTCGGGTTGAAACCGTTGATGGCGGGCTGCGCACCGGTGGGGATGAAGAACCCCTGCGGCTTTTCAGCCAGTTCAATCTGCGTCCCGTAAGCGACGACGTTGCCGCCGACCGTGTTGGTATCCGGCCCAATACTCGACGTGGTGCCACTGCTTGTGGTGCCACTGCTTGCGGCATTCAGCACCACCTTGAACACCAGCTTCAGCACGCCGCCGCCCACGTCGGTTTG